GCAAAATGCTAAAATGCTTTTAGCTATGAGTATTGAAGAAGAAAAATTATTACCAACTCTTAAATCATTAGGAGATATTTCTGCAGGATTAAATGTACCACTTAATAGATTGGCATTAAATTTTGGACAGGTTAGAGTACAAGGAAAATTAACTGGTAGAGAATTAAGAGATTTTGCAGTTGCTGGTGTTCCATTAATTGCAGAGTTGTCTAAGAATCTAAAGAAGTCAGAGGCAGATATAAAAGATATGGTTTCTGCTGGAGATATAGGCTTTGATGATGTAGAAAATGCGTTCAAAACAATGACTGGTGAAGGTGGTAAGTTCTTTGACCTAATGGATGCGCAAAGTAAAACTCTACTTGGTCAAATAAGTAATATCAAAGATAGTTTCATTAAACTTTCAAGGGTTATGGGTCAAGTGTTTCTTCCAACTGCAAAATTGTTAGCAGATAATATTGCAGTTTTAGTTGGTTGGTTTGAACAACATCCAATAATAGCAAAATGGACAGCAATTATATTAGGAATTGGAACAGCGTTGGCGTTAGTTGCAGGACCACTTTTAATTTTAATTGCATTACTACCTGCTTTGGCTGGAGGAATGGCATTAGTTACTGGAGCAGCATCTCCTTGGTTAGCAATAATTTTAGCCGTTATCGCAGCGATAGCGTTAATTGTAATAGCCATTATTAATTGGAAAAAGGTGTTAGTTGGTTTATTTAAGATAATGGAATTTGGAGCAGCCGTTTGGACTATTGCATGGTTTGCTATTCAAAATGTTGTAGTAACTGTATGGAATGCTATAATTTCAACTATTGAATTTGGAATAAATAAAATAGTAGACATGATTAATTGGTTGATAAGAGCTGCATTAATGGTTCCAGGCGCTGGTAAATTATTCCCTGGATTAAAAGAATTAGATGATATGGATTTAAGTGGTGCTAAAGGAGAAATAGTAGATTTAAGTTCTAAGTGGACAGAATTGATGGCAGGTGCAAATACAAGAGTAAAAGCATTAGAAGCTGCATTAGAAATAGAATCAGAAATTACAAAAGAAGTTGAAAAACAAGCAGAAGTTACAGAATCTTTATCAAAAGAACAAGCATTAGTTAATAAATTATCTGGATTTGAATTCAATAAGTATACAGGAGATATTTATAACCCTAAAAATTTTAGAGAGAGTGAATTTGAAACACAAAATGCATTTGAAGTTGCAAAGGCTGGTGGAGGAATTACAATTAATATTGATAATATTAGTGGTTTAGATCCAGAAGAAATAAGTAGAGCTCTTTCGAATGAATTAAATGCCAAATTAAGTTTATAATGGCATTAATTGACAATATAGTAAATTACTATAAATTGTATGATAATGCAGCGAGTACTGCAGTTGATGATGAATTAGACAATAACGAGGGAACTTGTTCGGTTAATACTGATACACTTTCAGCTGTTGGTAAGATTAGCAAGGGTTTAGAGTTTGATAATGCTGAATCTGTATCTATTGGAACTCCAGCGCTTGGAGGTTCTGGAGAATTTACATATTCTATCTGGGTTAAGATGCCAACAGTTTCTTCTTCTGGATATTTTATAGGATTTAGAGATGATGTACCAATTAATTGGAGACTTATAGAGTATAAGGATACTGGAATACTAGTTTCTTATGTTAGGACATCTTCTGGAATGTCTGCTGTTACTTCTGGAGCTACAGAAATTGATGATGGAACTTGGCATCATATTGTACAATCACACGATGGAACAACTCATAAACTTTATTTAGACGGAGTGTTAATTGATACAGATACTACAGCAAGTTCACTTCCAGGAGATACAGCAACATACTTAGGTAAAAATGTTAGTCAAGGTGATACGCCAATGGAAGGGGTATTATGTGAAGTAGGAATCTGGAATAGAGCATTAACAGATGGTGGAATTAGTGTAACTCAAACAGCTACGGGAGAAGTTGGAGATTTGTTTAATTTTGGAAATGGATTAACTTATCCATTTATTTCTATGATAGATAAGTATGATACAGTTACTCTATCCGACAGTTTAAACATTAGAAGAGCTTCTGGAATATTTACACCTATCTTAGATGACACTGCAACTTTGTCAGATAGCTTAAGTATTTATACAAATCCAAAAACATATACTAAATCTTTGTCTGATACAGCTACTTTGTCTGATAGTCTCAATATAAAGAAAGTGGTTCCTGGCGATATTAATACAAAGTTGTTAAAGGTGACACACAATTTTCTGATTATAGAACTCTTAAAATAAAAAGAACAATGAATGATTCAAATTCAAGTAGTACATTTGCATGTACACTTGATTCTCCATTTGGAAAATATGCAGGATCATTTACAATAGGACAAGAAGTAAATATATATGCAGATGAATTCGACGCAAATGTTAAGATATTCAGTGGAATTTTAGAAAAAATTGAATTTAAAGGAAAAGGTGTAACGCAATTTGTTACTTTATCTGGTAGAGATTATTCACTTAGATTTCAAGACATTACAGCACAACCACAAGTCTTTAATGATACAGAGGTAAGTAATATAGTTACTCAATTACTTACTTTAAATAATGTGCCTGACATAACTGTAAATAATGTAGTAGTAACTACGACAACTTTAGCTAGAATGTCTTATAATCATGAAACTATATCAGATGCATTCGACGAATTAGCTAAATTATCTAATTCAATTTTCTGGGTTGATGAGGATAAAGATCTTCATTGGATTGAGAGAAAGTCGATTAGTTCAGGTATTACAATAGGAAATAGTCAAGACAATTTACTTGAAACTGACTTAAATAGATCTCGTGAAGGAATGTATAATGTAGTTTATGTATATGGTGATAGGTATCTTTCTGGATTTAGAGAAGAACTTCAAATGGATGGAGGTTCTGGTTATACACTTATTTCAAAACCACACAACTTACAGGTTTCATATTTAGGAAGTAGTCTTAAAGGTTCTATTGAAAATATGACATTAACTCCTACGAGTGGTCCAGATTATACTGTTGATTTTTTTGATAGAAATATAAACTTTATGTCTGGTACTGATTTAGGTTATTCTTCTATCCCAGCATCGGGTGGTAGTGTAATAGTTAATTATCAAAGAGAATTGCCAATAGTAAAAAGAGGTCAAGACCAAGATTCAATAAAATTCTATGGACCAAAGGTAAAAGTAATAAGAGACGCATCAATTAAAGATCCTAAAACCGCATTAGATTTACTAAAGGGAACATTGGTAGACGCCAATCCATTAAACAGACTTAAGTGTAAATTAAAAGGTTGGTTTACATTTACTCCAGGTTATACTGTCGTATACGATTTAGATGATTTTGACATGGATGAAATCGAAATGAGTATAGTAGAAATAGAATATAATTTTAATAAAAATACAGTTCAATCAAAAAATGTAATAAATTTAGTGCTTTCTAAAAAACTACTTGACATAACAGATAAAATAAAAGAATTCGATAGACGACTTTCTAATATTGAATCTCCAGATATTTCAGATGCTGATGTAATTACTAGATTAATTCAAAGTGAAGAAAATCTTATAGTAGTAGGAAGTAGTTGGAATGTTTTTGAAAGAAATGTAACAGGTAGTTCAATGATTTGGGATAATCCATTATATAATACATGGGATACAGATAAGTGGTTAAGTGGTGGTAACTCGTTTACAGCTTGGTCATTGGCTTATAGTGGTGGCAATGATTATAGTGTAACTGGTTCATATAATCCTGGAGGAAGCGAAGCACCGTTAATGTTTGGTGGTTTGACTAGTAAGAGTTTTGGTTAAATAAAAATGGAGGTAAAAAAATTGTATTCACAACATTTGGAAGAGAAAGAATAGCACTAAGTCTTGGTTCTAATATATCAGATAATTATATTAATTATTATGGTGTAGGAAACGGTTCTGGAGCAGAATTAGTTAATAATGTTACTTTGATAAGTGAAGTAAGTAGGTTTGATGTAACTGGTAGTCCAGACTTTAGCGAATCTAGAAAGGCTACTTTTACTGGTGATTTGAATTCCGTTCAAGCATCTGGATTAGTTTTAACAGAGTTCGGATTATTTAATGTATCTGGAACAAGTTTTCCAGGATCTACATGGTCGAGAGAAGCATTAACTGGTAGTATAATTTGCGATGGAACTATTGAACTACGTTTTGAAACAGCAATAGAAGTTATGTAATGTTATATATATTAAATAAATCAATATATATAAATTAAATAACTTATAAAATATTATGGCGATAGAAAGTGGTAATGCAGCAAGTGCAAACGATGTGATGAATGCTTTTGGAAGTATTTTTAATGACACCGCTCAAATGATTTTTAATGCAGATTACATTGGTTTTGATTCTAGACTTACAAACAATACTACACCAAATTTAAAGAATGTAAAATATTCTACTTTTACTTCTGACGACGCAGATATTAATTATGGATTTGAATATGATGCGTCAGATGACTTATATAAAACTGTAGATTTAACTGGAGTTACTGAATATATTATTATTGAAGCTACAAGTATAAGTGCTGCAATAGACCAAAATGATGTAAAATCTTTACAAATAGGAGCAGGAAAATGGTTGGTTTTTTGTACAACTGGAACAGATGCAGTTCATAGAGCACAAATAATTAGAACACTTTTTTATGACGATAAGATTGGTAATTTTACTTCTGTTACGTCAGTTCAAACAAGTCATGCAGATGATATTGGAAAACGTGCTCATAAATCGACAGCTACAACTGGTGGAACAGCAGCTATAAATTATACTGGAACTTTTGTAAACACTTCTACTAATACAGATTGTTCAAGTTGGAGTATTTGTACAGCTGGTCATTATGATGAAAGTGCACAATGGGAAATGCCAGATGGAACTGTTCTTAATTCAAGTACAGGTTCAGAAGCTGTTGCAAGCGAACTTGGAACTGATACGTCTGCAGATGAATTAAATAATCCAGCAGATTGTGATTTACTCGTAGATTGTGCTGCTGGTGGAGGTTCTGCTGCAACTGTTGGAGTTGTCATTTTATGTGTTGGCGATATTACTTGGGCAGGAACAGGTTCAAATACAGATTATTATACAGATGATTCAATTCCTGATATGATAGCTGCTGGAACACTTGCAGCAGAAGGAGCAACACCAGATTCAACTTTAATCTTCAAAGATACAATAACAAGTACAAATAATGTAATTCCAGTAATTAATTCAACTATTGATGCTACTAGTTCTCAAGTTATTAGTGTTAGTGCAAATGGTGGAAGTGCTTGGACAACAGTAAATAACGCAGAGATTGCTAGGCCAACAGCAGGAACAGCATTATGGAGAAAGATAGTTATTACTAGAACAGATTTAAGTAAGGAAGATATTGTAACTGAACAAGCGGTAAAATATGAATTATATTAATGGAAACTAAAGCACAAAAATTAACAAATAGAAAAAAGAAAGAAAGAACGTTTAAAGAAGATACGAGTCTTGGTAAAATACAAGACGAAATTACAGAAATTAAACAAAGATTGGATGATTTAGAAAATAAATAAATAGGAGGAAATAATGAAAAAAATTAATTACAGTATATGGATAGGAATTTGGAAGACAATAAAAAATTCTGCATGGATGTTAATACCTTTTGTATTAGCACTATTAGCACAAGTACCAACTCAATATGCATGGATAGCAGGACCTATTGCATATTTTTGTAAAAACTATTACGCAAATAGAAAATAAATGGAAAGAAAATATATAACAGCCGTAGAATTTGGAGACTTTAGTTTAAACCAAAGCAAGTTGATTGAAGTACTTAATCATAGTATGACAAAAATGGGAGTAGATATTAGTTGGTTAAAAAAATTAGTTGTTTGTCAAATCGGATTTCTTGCAGCAATTACTGCAACAGTTATATGTGGATTTATTAAATTAGTATACGGAGGTTAAAATGTCGGATGTAGATGAATTAAGAAACAAAGAAAAAGAATCTAAGGTAAAGATTAATATAGAGGTAAAAGTCGATAATAATTGGTATTCTAAATTAGTTAATATAAAAGGAATAGGAAACGAAATAGTAAGTGATTTAAGTAAGATTTACAATACAGAGGAAGATTTAATAAAAGCACTAAGTCAAGATAAAGTACCAATTAGAAACGATAAAGTTATTCTACTTAAAGATTATTATAAGGATTAGATGGTAAAAATATCGATGGAGATAGTACTGATTTAACTTTATGGTATAGAATGGTGGATAATTAAAATGAATAGTTACTTAAACGTCTAAATCATATATTATAATCTAAATAAACAGGAAAACTAAAATGTTTGATAAAAAGAAATGGTCTAAGGAATATTATTTGAAAAATAAAGAAATATTCAAAGCGAGAGCTAAAGAACAGTTTGAAAGTGGTTATTATTCTGATATTGATATAGAAAAAAGGAGAAAGAGACAATTAGGATATAAAAAGAAAAATAATTATATGGACGAGAAGACACCTGAACAAAGAAATATCCGAAATATTAAAAGAAAGACAAGATATAAATTTCCATTAACTAAAAATTCTAAATGTGAATTATGTGGTGAGAACGCACAATGCCACCACCATAATACAGAACCAATAGAAGTAGAAAAGTTTACATTATTTTGTAATAAATGTCATAACGGTGTTCATACTCAACTAAATTTAATAGGAGGATAAAATGGAAAACACACTAAGTACAATCTTAATGATAGCCTTTTTGCTGATTGGAGCCGTAGGTGGAGTAGTATTAACTCCAGAAGAAGACTGTCCAGTACAAGAAACAATTACTGAAACAATTTACCAAGATGTCACCGTAGAGAAGCTAGTAGAAATACCAGCACCAAATCAACTTGATAACGCAGTAGAAGCATTCATGCAAGCTGTAGATGACGAGGAAGACGAAGCAGGAAACGATGTTGATGTTCTTGGTTCGTATGATTTCGATGAAGTATCTATAAGTAAGATATATGACGAATACACAATCGAATATGATGGCGACCAAACTACAGTGGATTTTAGTATCAAATTAAAGTTTGACGAAGAAGACGAAAAGTCTGAAAAAGAAACTTTTTATGTAACAGTCTTTTTTGAAGAAGACGAAGATACTGAAGTTATTG